CGGTCGTTATGGAAAACCTCGATCTGAGGAATTCTTGCGTAATGCGTTTGAGCTCGATGAGTCAGCTTTTGACTGCTCATTATTCAGAAGAGCCATGTATGGACAACGTGATATTCGTTGGTCTATGCTTGACCCTTTGGAGCGAACGCCGGAAAATTGGAGCAGATTTAGTGCTTTATATGACGATATTGTAGAGACTGTGATCTGTCTTGAAACAGGTGAGATTATTCGCAAATCCACTGGGAATCCTTCTGGATGTTCCAATACAGTTGTTGATAATACAATGATATTGTTTAGGCTTTTGGCCTATGCTTGGATCCTCTTAGCCCGTGCTGAGGGACGTCCCACTACTTATCTTGATTTTAAGCAAGAAGTGGAGGCGGCATTGAACGGTGACGACAACACATTTACTTGTAGTGATGAGGTTGTTGGCTGGTTTAATGCGACAAGTGTGTCTAAAATCTGGAGTGCAATTGGTGTTAAGACCAGTTCTCCAGACTACAACCGTCGTAAACTTGAGGAATGTCGATTCCTTTCTCAAGGTTTTGAATGGCATGATGGCCTGCGTATGTATCTTCCTAGTCCTGAAAAGGCTAGAGTCCTCTCATCTTTGATGTGGGGTTCTGAAGAAGATGATATACGATGGCATCTGCTACGTGCGTTGGCTTTGAGAGCTGATAGTTTTGGTAATGCAGAGTTACGTGATGTCCTACAGCGTTATATTAATTTTATATACGATGTATACTCTAATGATTTAGTTGGTGTTTGCAACGGAATTCCTATTGAACAAATCAAAGGAATCTGGAGAAGTGACCGTGGCCTCGAGGCAGCTTATGCCGGGCACGAGTCAGAGATTTGCAATGAATCCATAGATCAATTATTAAAGGTCATTGAAACCCGGATGGTTCCTGAAGCGGCTTGAGTCTGTAAGACTGCAGTCAAAATTTCCGCAAAATAAAAACTTTGTGTTCGTAAAACGGTAGATACGTAGAACAGTTTTATTATGACAAAATCTAAAGCTCAAAAAGCTAGAGCGCGTGCTCGCAGAGGCGCGCTGGGTGGTAAGTTGCGACGCCCTCCCCCTCGACAAAAGTTGAAGGGTAGAAATGCAACCGCTATGGTGCCCTATAAGGCTCAGCCTCAAAGGCCACCAAAGCGTAAGAATAACAGAGGTGGTACGTTGGGAAATATTCCACGCATGATGAATACCACAGATGGTCTTAATACATCTGTGGTTATGCAAAATAACTCTCGTATAGAGGATAGATTTGCAGTTCGTTTTGAAAAAATTGCGGACGTTGCCGGGAGTACAACTGCATTTGCGATAATTAAGCAATTGTATATTAATCCAGGTAATGTCGTATTACACCCTGTTTTTGCGCAAACTGCTGCTACTTATGAGCAGTATCGTATTAATGTGATGAAGTTTCACTATGTGACGCGGTCATATACTGCTAGTGGTAGCAATGTGGCAGCGGGTCGCCTTATTATGGCGACCAACTTTGATGTGGATGATTCTGCATTTACAACAACTGATCAAATGGAGAATTATGAAAAATCTATTGCTTTCGAGCCTTACTCGAAACATGTTATTCATGATGTACTTCAAGCTAGACGATCTCGTTCTGGTGGGCAAGATTTGCCTTTGAAGAATTATTTCGTGTACCCATCAGCTAATGCTGAAACACCTGTTACGGGTAACGGAAAATTTTATGATGTTGGAAATTTTCAATTTGCTGCTTCCGGAACTGTGGATAGCACAAGTTTGATAGGAGAATTGTGGGTTGAGTATTCGTATACCATGATTCGTCCCAAGCAGAATACTCCTCTTGGTAACAACTTATTGGCTGCTCACATTGTTGAGAGTCCAGTAACCACTAGTGCTGTGGCTGGTAGCGCATTTCTTGGAACTACGGGAGGTGTGTTGCGTGCGGGAAGTAATATCCCCAGTGTTGTTGGAAAGAGTACGTTTACATTGCCTGTGGCAGGAGAATTTTTATTGTCTTCTGGTTACTATGGTAGTGTAACCGTAGCTTGTACCTATACTTTCGGATCTAATATAGTAGGGTACAATTTGTTAGATGACAGTGCTCAAAGTCAATTGAGTGCTGTGCAAGGCGGGAACACATATAATTTGTGTGTTGTGAATGTAAATGCTGCAGGTACTGGGGCTGCTAACACTGTCACCATAACTGGGTTGACAGGGCTGGCGGCTGGTTCTGCAGATATTTTTATTTCGCAACTTCCATCGAGTCTCACTTTAACTAAGAGGTTAAAGAGTAATAACCTTGATAATAAGGATTACATGAAAGAGATTGTGGCTCGTTTGGAGGAGCTTGAGTTTGACCATCAGAATGGCAAATGGAAAGATGTTGGTATGGATTCTGACTACTGTAATAGTCGGCGTCCACCTATACCAAGTCGTTCATTGCAAATTGATGATGATGCCAAATCGGTTGCCTCACGCCGCTCGCAACCTAAGTAGGTAGAGTGGCAAGACCTATTAACGCATTTAGTAGGCTGGTGCACTAATTCTTGTCGAATTTGTGTGCCATTTAGTCCTGAACAAGACATTAAACTGGGTCAAAAGTCTAATTAATCTATTTAAAATAACAATAAGTATAGCCCATAGTCATTGGGGAAGTTGGTGTCAGAGGTAATAGTGTCATGTCGTGAGATGTGCCGCGGGGTTATTTCCCATTCTGATATTACAGCGTACTGGTATGATGATTCTATGTGTTGTTTAATAGTTTGTTAGCACGAGTGCAATAGTCCGACAGGAGACGTTTACACTCCTGTGAAGATAAAGCACGTCGTTAGTCCTTAATTTGTGATGATTAACCGTTTGCAGGTAGTCACTTTAAGATGTTTATAGCGTAGTATGACGTTAGGAAG